TAAATCAAATGTATCGGCTCAGTCCTTTTTTAAGAGAAGGGATAAGTACTTCTTTGCTAAACTTGCAAAGAACTATGAGAAGGATTTGTTAACATACTTTGTATCCAACTTTAAAAATGGAGTTGGTTACGTAGGTGATATGATTAATGAAGGCGGCCAAAAGAATTATTTAGATCATAAGAGAATACAGGAATCAATACATCGTGTGTTTTCAATTGATATAAATATAATTAGTGAACAGGGGTTGCTATTCGATCAGAACTTTAAGAGTGAAGACGGACAACTACCCTTGGTCATTAAGTTATGGATGCAAGAAGAGATTAGTTTAGAGACTGTTGTTATTCTGAACTCCATATTTGGGTTTATTGAAAAAGAATCTGAAAAGATAACAGACACCATTGTGTGGCCTGATACTAAACGGAAGATTGAAAAGTACACCCCATTTGTAAAATATAATAAAGATAAATGCATGAAGTTGTTGACAAATGTGTTTGTTTGATGTATAATATACAAGTAATCATGAATAAAGTGAAATACAATAGAAACGGCGATAATGCCGTAATACAATGCACATACGGAGAAAAGTAAATGTCATTTGCAAACCTAAAGAGCTCTCGAGGCTCGTCAATCGACAAACTCGTAAAAGCTGCAGAAGCAGTATCTACTAAAACAGAATCAAAATCCGGTTACGGTGATGATAGGTTTTGGAAACCAACCAGAGATAAAGCAGGAAACGGTTATGCCGTAATCCGATTCTTACCGGCACAAGAGGGTGAAGACCTTCCTTGGGTACGATATTGGGATCACGGATTTAAAGGTCCTACTGGTCTTTGGTATATTGAAAACTCTTTAACTTCAATCGGTCAGGATGATCCGGTAAGTGAATCTAACGGTTTACTCTGGAACTCAGGTCGTGATGAAGATAAAGCCGTAGCTAGAGAAAGAAAGCGCAGGTTACATTATGTAAGTAATATCCTGGTTATTTCTGATCCTAGTAACCCAGAGAACGAAGGTAAAGTATTTCTTTACAAGTTCGGTAAGAAAATCTTTGATAAGATTATGGAATCAATGCAGCCTGCATTTGAAGACGAAACTCCTATCAATCCTTATGACTTCTGGGAAGGTGCTGAGTTTAAAATCAAGATCCGTAAAGTAGAAGGATGGGTGAACTATGATAAGTCAGAGTTTGCTAAACCAGCAGCATTATATGATGGTGATGAAGAGAGACTAGAGAATGTGTATGGGAAACTATACTCTCTGCAAGACTTCCTTAAACCAGAGAACTATAAGTCATATGATGAATTAAAATCCAAGATGAATAAAGTTTTGGGTATTGATGCAGGTGCGCCATCTATGGACATGCCAACAATGAATGTAGTTAATGAAACCCCAATGACACAGACGGCCACAGCCGCTCCTGTTATGGATGATTTACCTACTGCTAGTGATGAAGATGATACGCTATCATACTTTGCAAAACTTGCTAAAGAAAACTAATAAAAGAGCATGGAGTGGGCGTCTAACCCGTTAAACCATACTAACTGCAAGGCCACCCCAGTTCAGTCTGGAGCATATCTGATAAAGTGTGTGGCATTCAAGGGACTCTTCGGAGTCCCCTTTTTTATATGTCATTAGAAAATAAATTATTATACAGCATCTCTAGTATTGCCAATGTTAATTATTGGGCGTTACCTAAGTGTGGTAACACTACTATCAAGTATAAATTATTAGAGAAGTATGAACCAGACGTGGTTTCATCCATGGCCATTAATGGTATAGATGATTGGGTTCACGGATATAAGTTAATGGATTACATTACACCCTTTGATGCAATGTCAAATGGCAAGTATAACTTTACCTTTGTCAGAAACCCTATTGATAGATTCGTATCAATGTATAAGGATTTTTGTACTACAAGAAGTATAATTAAAGCAGTAGAAGGACTATCAATTGATGCATTTATAGATTACTTAGAGGTTGAATTAGAAGCTGAGATATGTGCTAATATCCACTTCAGGACTCAGCAGTATTTCTTAGAATATTTTGAAGGTGACATCTTTAATATAGACGATTACACCCAGAGTAAACTTAACCACAGAGCCAAATCAGTTGAACTAACCACACAACAATGCGAGAGGGTAGAACGACTATATATTAATGATTATAGGTATTTGGATAACGTAACTGATATAGAAAAGTTTATCTACTAGCGACAGATTCTCTAGTCTTATTAGGTTTCTGTGACATCATGTTATAGGTATTTTCACTCCTAGTAGAATTATCTGATGTTACAGCATTCACTGCAGAGACAACAGTTGGTTGAGCAGATGATTTCTCTAGCTCGTTCTCACCAGACATAGATTTAATCTCTTCGCCTTTCTCGTTAAGGCCATCACCTTGGACTTTCATAGAGTCTATACTATCATCACCTGCAGTAAATACTTTGTTAAATCCGCGCATGAACCCTTCACCCGGAGTCTCTCCCCCAGGCATAGCTGCTGCAATTGCATGCATAGCGCCAGATGCGACTGCAGAAGGGAATGTGACAATCTTCTTAAATATCTTTAATAGGTTTAAAGCAACATTCTTAATTAAACCCCCAATACCGATATCAGCAATAGAATCTTTAATACTACCTATGAATCCTACAATAGTATCAGTTATAGAAGTAAACAGATTACCTATAATTTCAGAGAATGAGAATGAATCTAAAGTCTCTGAGAAGTTATCAAAACCTAACTTGCCAGCAATCCATGATATTCCATCCTTTAATAGGTCTAATGGAAGACCAATAAAACCTGTAAGTAATCCGGATATGCCTCCAAACAATCCGCCTATAATACCTTCTAGGAAACCTTTCTCTGAATACTTTTCAAACCCTGCCATAGCGCCTTTAAATGTATCGAATAGAGACATAACAACAGTAATTGGTAAAAATAATCTACCTAGTGTTCTACCGAAACCACCAGCAACTTTAGCAACATTCTTAATAACATCAAAGATTGTTTTAAGAGTACTCGTAACTGGTTTCATTAGTTTGGATACACCACCACCAGGAATCGCACCTTTAAGAGAACGCAGACTCGTGCCTACGGCCTTAATTGGGGCTAGTACAAAGTCCTTAAGGCTCTTAACTACACCACCTATAGCTTTAAAGGGTTTAGTAAGAGATTGGAATAAACCTCCCAGTTTACCAAAGAACCCTACTTTACCAAACTGGCCTGTTGCCGTTCTGAATGTTTTTAATCCTGCGAACCCAGCGCCGAAGGCTTTCTTAATGTTAGTTAAACCCTTAGTGAGAGGCTTAAATATATCTCCGATACTATCCGCAATCTTTGCGATACGTGCAGATGCTCCTGTTCCAATACCTTTAATTGATGCTCCAAAACCCTTAGTGAATCCGGTGATTGATTTACCTAAAGCTTTACCGATCTTAGCAAGATCAATTCCGAAAAGTTTAGTTATACCATTAACTGCTTTGAATATTACCTTAGTAAATACCTTAATAATTTTAGTAAATGATTCTGCCACACCCACTGCGAACCCAGCACCCAATGCCAATAGTGCAACTGGAATAGCGAGTAATGCTGCACTCACACCTGCAACTGGCCCATCAATCTTGCCAAGGTCTTCAGTGTTAGATAATATACCTTCTAAAGCTTCTAATACTTTATCTGCATGTGCCCTTGCTTCTTTCTGCTTCTCTAAATCAGCAGGATCCTTAGACTTTAGAGTCCGGACCATTTCTTCCATACTTCTTCTCTGATCATCGCTTAACTTAACAGAATCATTCAATAACTGATTCTGTAAATTATCTGATAAAGACTGATTATCAGCAGCTGCCTTGGACAGAGTATTCTGTTCCTGCAACTCCTTAGTCAGGGATGCAAATGGATCGTCTTGATTATCAGGTGGTGTGGGACTATCTTTCATGGGTCATTCCTATTTTTTAGTAAAGGCCTGTGCACCAAAGAAGGCTGCTACAATACCTGCTACGGCTACAAAGTATGTTGGTGCCATAGAACCCAGAGTTGACTGAGCTTCATTGAGTCCTGACCAACTTGCTATTACCACAGCAAATGGATATAGTAACATACCTAAGAGAGCAAACCATGCCATCTTTCTCTGAGCATCTCGCATAGCATCTTGGTCATCAAGTTCTTTTCTTTTAAATTCCAAGTACATTTCATGCTCTTCTTTAGATACTTTACCATCACCATTAGTATCTGCTGGATGGATTTTATTTTCTTCGGTCATCTTTTATTTTCCTTTTTAATTCTTTCGTTTTCTTCCTTTATCCACTCCTGTAAGAGCGCGACATATATTTCCCTTTCCCAAGGCATCATATTATCTAGTTCAGTTAAACTATAATTATGATGCTGCATCATCGCGAAGTTAGTCTTGTAGTGATTAACTAGACTATCGTGAGAGAGGCCTACGTAAAAAAACTTTGTAGACCTTTTAATTCCGTAGAATTATCCTCTTTACATGCAGTACAATTAAATTCTATTGTAGTCTTTAGTACTGGCATGGTTTCAAAGAAATTTGCCAGTGATTGGAATTGTGCAGTATTTAAAGACTCCACAAAATCTCTCATTTTAGTCTTACCCTCTGCTGCAGCAGGATAAACATTATCTTCATCAAACACACTATCAATGCATTTCATAATAATATCAAATGCGGTTTCAATGGATTCCTCTTTATCAGGGTTAATGGATGATATATCATCGAATGATGGGTATCTCATTTTAACACCGACTGTATCGGTAATCATAATTACACCGTCATCTTTGGGTACATCAACTCCAATATCATCAAAATTAACATTCACGTCGTTTTGTGTATTGCAGCTGTCACACTTGACTTTAAGTCCGATTGATTCTCCAACAGACTTTGATCTAAGCTGTAAGAATAAACTTTCAATATCAAATGTAGCTAATTTATTAATATTAATATCATCCATCACACAGGATGTTATCATATCCTTAGTGGCCTTAACAATCTGTTTCTGATCATTAGACTCTAGTGCCAACATTAATATCTTTTCCTCTTTTACTAAGTAAGGTCTAAAAGTAATAACCTGACCGGTAGAAGGGATAGTTGTTTCATAGCTCGCACTATTAAGTTTTGGTAATGCCATTATAATCTCCTAAAATTATATAAGACCAGAGGGAATCGCACTCCGTAATGCGGACATTGTCGAGGACAACGGACCTTCTGGTACATAGTTATCGTAACTAAATGTTACATTTATTTTCTGAACAGCACTTTCACTATTATTGTCCAGAGTAATTCCAGCGACAGTGGTAGGAAAAGCATTTTCTAACCTAACACCATATACTGGAATATTTTTTTCATTCAGTTGCTGTATAACAACATCTGTGGTGAAATCTTTTTTAAATTTTGCTCTATATGATTTTGTATCAAATACTTGTTCTAGCCAAGCATCAAATAGTGTTTTCATATAATAGTCATTAGTAAGTAGAAAACTACACGTTACGTCTTCATTAATAAATGCGTAAGGTATTTTAACTGATTGCTTTTCTGCTATATAATCTACAGTAGTTATTTGTCGTCCAGGGATTGTTACATTCTCACATAACATAGAAATATCTCTTGGGTCATTAATCATAGATTTAAGACCACCTCCGGAAGTAAGTGCGCCAATTAAACCTGCTGCACTTAATAGAGAACCTTGGGGTGGAGTAAAGATAACTTGAAATCTATTGGTCTTTGCAAGGCCTCCACGTTTACTTATGGTACTTTTTAAATTATCAATAGACATATATTATTTCCCGCCTTGGTATACTTTTCTTGAATCTGCCCAGACTGATCTCGAGCTCTTCTTCTTAAATTGTTGTATTGGTAGATAGATTGCTGTCTCCCAGTCGGTCATAGGCACACGTGACATCTGTGACTTAACATGAGGCATTAAATATCTTTTAAAGCATGGCTCGAACTCTTTATACTTTCTAACACCCTGTAGCAAGTCATACGTTAATCTTGCTAAACGAGTATCGGGTTTTAAATCTTTAGGCGCAAGTTTAAATAATTCATTTAATAATCTTGCTCGTGCAACAGGGTTCACATAATGGAGATTTAATCCATAGAATCCGCCTGGTGCAGG